GCTCGTTTAGCCATCTGGTGAAGGCAGCGTTCTCATAAAGCGCCGTAGGAAGAGTTCGATTCTCTCAACGAGCATAGGACACCATTTTAAGTGTCCACCTTGACTTCCCCAAGTCAAACCCTTATAATACTAAGGTCAACAATCAAACAAATGACTCTCACAGCAAAATTCAAGAAAGACCTCCAAACCCTTCGTGGGGCAGCAAATGGTGATTTCTACCTTGATGTAAAGAATCCGAAACTCTACAAAAAGGTTCGCCGCTACTACGAAAACGAAGGCGTTGTATTCTCAGGTGATCCTATGGATGATTATGAGATGCTTATGGAATATATTGCTGGCGATCTTGAAACTATTGAGGTTGCTTGATGAAAATTCTTCTTGATCGTTTCCCCTATCGTTATGTTGAGTGTGGAACTTTGGAGAACGGATATCCAGATTATCGAATTCAAAAAATGAATTCAATTTCTGGTCGTTATAACGACATGTATCTGTGTGATAATGGTATGCAATTTGGAACTGCTATGGAAGATTTTGAGTATACCAAGTGGTTAGATCCAGATAATCCTGGCGCTTATCGAAAATGGGACTGATACTAAATACTCAAACAGTTAATCATTAATAGTCATGGCAACTAGAAAAGTTTCTACTGAAACATCTTCACAACCATATATGTCTACATACGATAAGCAAGTAGAAGAGAGACTTCAAGCATTAGAAGGAAAGGCACATACCCCATGCTCTGGCGGTGGTGACTCTGCAAAAGTTGCTGCTCTTGAAGCAAAACTTGAAATAGTTATCAAAGCCCTGAGGCAAGTTATGCCAGGAGCATTGCCAAAAGACTTCTGATTCATGGTTTCTTGCTTCCTAAAAGCAAGTGGTGGAGTCAAATGACCCAAGTCTCGGGAAGACTCAAAAATCGCCCTGGTCGGGACCCCCCCTCGATAACACACACATACACACAGGAGTAAACAAATGACACCTTATGAATTGAGGTTTGAGATTTTTAAACAAGCGAATGGATTAGCACAAGACGAATATCATTGCAAATATGCAATGGTAGACGGATGGAATAAAAATAATCCAGTTAAAATGGATTATCCAGAATTTCCAACTTATGCTGAAATTGAAAAACTTGCAAATAAAATCAACAACTTTGTTTCCGAGACAAAGTAGGTTTCCAATTTCCTGAAAGAATTGGTGGTGCGGATGGGGTTTATACTCCCGCCCAGTTTCTTGCTTCTGGTCAAAGAGCAAGTGGCGTGCATGAAAGACCTTATAGGCAGGGTTGCATAAACCCTGCTTTTTTTGTATAATGATACAAAGTAGATTTCATATGAAGATAGGATTTAATTGTAGCTCATGTGACTTGTTTCATGCTGGTCATGTTACTATGTTCAAGATGGAAAAAGAAATGTGTGACCATCTAAAAGTTGCACTTCAAGTGGATCCCACAATTGATCGTCCTGGCATTAAAAATAAACCTGTGCAATCTGTTTACGAAAGATATGCACAGTTGCAGGGTTGTAGATATGTTGACGAAATACTTGTATATGAAACAGAGGCAGATCTACTTAATTTAATTAAAACTCAAACAATTCATATTCGTTTTCTAAGTGAAGAATATAAAGATAAAGATTTCACTGGAAAGCAATATTGTATAGATCATGGAATTGAATTATATTTTCATTTAAGAAGACATCAGTATTCATCAACTGAATTGAGAAATAGAGTTTATCTTTTGGAAAAAGAAAAGAGAGAAAAAAATAGAGATAATGTAATTGAACCGTATCCACATTCTCCCGAACTTTTAGAAAAATATTCTTTGAAAAACGAATGATATGAGCATCTTAGTTACTGGTGGAGCAGGATTTATCGGAAGTAATTTTCTTCATCATTTAATTAATACAACTGATGAAGAAATTGTTTGTATAGACAAATTAACTTATGCTGGAAATCGTGAAAATGTTCCAAGTCAGGTAAAGATATACATTACTGACATAGCAAATAGAGAAAGTTGCGATCGGGTTTTTTCAAAGCATAAGATTAAAACCGTATTTCATTTGGCAGCAGAAAGTCACGTAGATAACTCAATAAAAGATTGTTCTCAATTTATTCATAGTAATATTAATGGGACGGTTAATCTTTTAAATTTATCATTGAGGTATGAGATTGATAAATTTATCCATATTTCCACTGATGAAGTGTATGGATCAATTGACTGGGGATCCTTTACTGAGAGTTCAAATTACAATCCTCGCAATCCATATTCCGCATCAAAAGCTGCATCTGATCATTTTGTAATGGCGTATTATAACACCTATGGGTTGCCAATTAATATTACTAATTGTTCCAATAACTATGGACCAAGACAATACAAGGAAAAGTTTATCCCCCAGATAATTTTAAATGCCCTTTCAAACAAAAAGATTCCTGTGTATGGTGATGGTTTGCAAGTACGTGATTGGTTATATGTTCAGGATCATTGTGTTGCTTTAACAAAGGTTTGGAAAAACGGTAAGATAGGTGAAAAGTACAATATAGGTGGTCAGTGTGAAATGACCAATTTAGATCTTGTAAAACAGATTCTTGGTATTATGCAAAAAGGAGAAGATATGATAGAATATGTTGCCGACAGACCTGGACATGATCGCAGGTATTCAACCAGCATTGAAAAAATAAAAGACAACGTATTCTGGGTTCCTTCTTATGACATTGGTTATGGATTGCAAAAAACAATTGAGTGGTATGAACGCAATTGGAACTAGATTTCCTGATGTAAATATCATCACTAATAAGGTACATCAAGATGATAGGGGTTCTTTCTTAGAAACGTTCAATCTACGAGAGATTCAAAGAATTATTGGATCATATAACTTTGTTCAAGATTGTTGCTCAATTTCTAAGAAAAACGTCATTAGAGGTTTGCACTATCAAATTGAACACCCTCAGGGTAAATTGGTCAGATGTATTCGTGGAGAAATCTATGATGTTATCGTTGATCTTCGTAGAAGTTCTAAAACTTTTGGTCAATGGACGGGATTTCATCTAGGAACAAGATCTTCTCAACTATGGATTCCACCAGGATTTGCTCATGGGTTTTCTGTTTTGTCAGATGAAGCCGAAGTTCAATATAAACTTACTGAGTATCGATTCCCAGAATATGAGAGAACATTGGCTTGGAATGATATTAGTTTAGTGATTGACTGGGGTGTAGATGATCCTATTATTTCTGATAGGGATTTGAATGGGCAACCATTTATTGAATGCGAAACCTATGAGTAAGGTAACAGTTTATGGATCTACTGGATTTATTGGAGGTACATTTTGCGATATGTACCTAGATGAAACATTAAAGGTTCCCAGAAATGAAAGAAAACCGTTATCTAACAATATTCTTTATCTTATAAGCACGACATCCAACTATAATGTTCTTGAAGATTTGACTCTCGACGTAAAAACAAATCTTGAAGTTCTAATGGAAACCTTAGAACACTGTAAAACAAATGATATTGTTTTTAATTATGTGAGCACTGGATTTGTTTATGGATCTAATATTGTATATGCAACAGAAGATGATCCTTGTGATCCTCAGGGATTTTATTCAATCACAAAGAGAGCAGCAGAGCAACTTATCATTTCATTTTGTAAGGTCTATGATGTGAAGTATCGTATCATGAGGATTGCAAATGTATATGGTCATGATAAAACAGTTTCATCAAAAAAGAATGTTCTTGGATACTTGATTGAATTGATGAAGCAGAATAAACAAATCACATTATATGATGGTGGAAAGGATTTGAGGGACTACATGCATGTAAGTGATGTATGTAAAGCTTTGAAACTGGTTATTGATAAGGGAGAAATTAATTCCATCTACAACATTGCAACAGGAACTGCTCTTCCATTTAGAAACATCGTTCTCTTGTGCAAGGAAATTCTTAAAAGTGAAAGTGAGATTGTGTCCATAGAAACTCCGAAATTTAATCAATTGGTTCAGGCAAAAAACTTTGCTTTGAATGCGGAGAAACTCATGACTTTGGGATTTGAACCAAATGTCGATCTTTACTTTGGGTTGCAATCTCTATGCAAATGATCTATACTACATACTAGGAATGAATAGTTTTTATGTCTGAATATACTAAAACAGCCCTTGTTCTTGGTGCTGGTGGATTTATTGGAAGTCACATGGTTAAGAGACTTCGTGCAGAAGGATACTGGGTGCGAGGAGTAGATCTTAAATACCCAGAGTATTCTGTGAGTGAAGCAAATGAATTTATTCTTGGCGATCTTCGTGATGTAAATTTTGTTCATCGATGCATTCGTTTTACTGGATATCTTGGCAACTTTTATAAAAGCATTATAGATAAGTTTGCAGAACCTTTTGATGAAATCTATCAGTTCGCTGCTGATATGGGTGGTGCAGGTTTCGTCTTTACTGGCGAAAATGATGCAGATATTATGCATAACTCTGTAACTATCAATTTGAATGTTCTTGATGAACAACATAAGTTGAATGAAATCAAGGAAGTAAATAAGACTAAGATTTTCTATTCTGGATCTGCTTGCATGTATCCAGAGCACAATCAATTGGATCCCGATAACCCCGATTGCCGTGAAGATTCCGCGTATCCCGCAGCACCAGATTCCGAGTATGGATGGGAAAAACTGTTTTCAGAACGCTTGTATCTTGCTTATCACCGCAATTATGGTATTCCTGTACGCATCGCTCGGTATCACAATATTTACGGACCAGAAGGAACGTGGGACGGCGGTCGTGAAAAAGCCCCAGCAGCAATCTGCCGAAAAGTAGCATATCTTCCAGATGTTGGCGGGGCAATCGAAGTATGGGGAGATGGGGAACAAACCAGATCATTCCTCTATATTGATGAGTGTCTCGAAGCAACTCGTCGTCTGATGGATTCTGATTTCATTGGTCCAGTAAATATTGGATCGGAAGAAATGGTTACTATCAATCAACTGGTTGATATTGTTTCTAAGGTTGGAGGAAAGGCTGTTAATAGAATCCATAAACTGGATGCTCCCCTCGGAGTTCGTGGACGTAATTCTAATAACGATTTGATTCGAGAAAAACTTGATTGGGATTATAGTATGACGCTCGAACAAGGTATTGAAAAGACATATAATTGGATCCATTCTCAAATTGAAAAACCTTACACACCTTCTTGGCATCCCGTATGATTGGATTTAATTACATTGGAAGATTGGGACGTTTGGGAAATCAAATGTTCCAATATGCCGCACTCAGGGGTATATCTGCAAATAGAGGATTTAATTTTTGCTTTCCATATTATGCTAATGCAGTTGATGATGGAATTGGAAACATGCTCAGAACAGAACTATTTGATTGTTTTGAAATGAGTAGCGTTACAGATCTCAATTTGCAAAATATAGATTCTGAACGCCCAACAGTAAGTGAAGGTGGATTTGAGTTTAATGAAACTCTTTTCAATGAGTGTCCAGATTGGGTAACTCTTTATGGGTTCTTTCAAACTGAAAAATACTTTAAAAATGTTGAAGATACTATTCGAAAAGATTTTACCTTTAAGAAAGAAATACTTGACCCATGTAAGGAAATGATGGGATCTTTTTATTCTGATAATGTAGATCCTACAATTGTTTCTCTTCATATTAGACGTACCGATTATCTTACCAATTCCTGTAATCATACTCCGTTGGGAATGGATTACTATGAGAAAGCTCTGTCTGAGTTTCCTGAGGATGCGCCAGTAATTATATTTTCTGATGATCCAACTTGGTGCAAAGAGCAAGAACTTTTTTCCGATGAAAGGTTTTTAGTCTCTGAAAATACTAGCGGACACATCGATTTGTGTTTGATGAGTCTATGTACAGACTTTATTATTGCTAATAGTACGTTTAGTTGGTGGGGAGCATGGTTAGCAAATGGTAAGAAAGTCATTGCCCCATCTAAATGGTTTGGTCCAAATAACCAAAACTTAAATACAAAAGACTTATATTTGTCACACTGGAAAATTATAGGAGAGTAAAATGCCTAGTTCATTAGATGCACATATTTCAGAAACTGAAATAGAATGGTCAACCATCGATTACTTCAAAAAAGTAGTTCAATTTTTGAAATCAAGAGAAATTAAAACTGTATTAGATGTTGGTGGATGCACTGGTCAAGTTTCAGTCATGCTTCTTCATGAGATTCCTTCGATTGAAAAAGTTACTATTCTTGAACCAGTGTTAGAAAATTATAATTTTATTGTAGATCGAGCAAAGAGTGCAGATTCTGCGAAAGTTGAAGTCCTTAATAAGGCTCTCTTTTATGGAGAGACTCACATCAAACTTGGTCAATGTGACAGTAACGTTGGTGGTTGGAGTTTCAAACACACTGGAAATCAAACTAATGAAGTAGAAACAACTACTTTGGAAGATTTTTCTGATATTGATTTTGCAAAAATTGATATTGAAGGTGCGGAGTTGAATGTAATTCCAGAATCAACTTACATCAATGATATTCCATACTTAGAAGTTGAATTTCATGATGAACTTATGACATCATGGAAAACTTTTGTTGGTAAACATCTAAAAAACCATAAGGTTAAATTTGAAGGAAATCCAGACAGACCTCAAAATGTTTTCTTAGTGCGGAAGGATCTATACTAATGAGACTAGCAGACTTAGCAGTTGTCTTTATTGGCACAAACAAATACTTAAATTTTCTCCCAACCTGGCATGAGTCTTGTGAAAAGTATCTTGCCCCAGGTCATAAGAAACAGTATTTTGTTTTTACTGATGGCGAATTGGAAGGAATTCCTGATAACATCACACCTTATTATCAGGAACATCTCTCTTGGCCTTACATTACACTGTATAGGTTTGGTACAATTTTGAGAGCAAAAGATGAATTAGAAAAATTTGATTATGTTCTCTTTTTGGATGCTGACATGCGTGTGGTTAATACCATAAGTGGAAATGAGATTTTTTCCAATAAGAAGTATATTGGTGTGAGGCATCCATGCCACTTCATGCAGATGCCACCTCATGACAGGCACCCAGGTGCCTTCGAGACGCGACAAGAATCCACCGCAGGGATCGTTGAGGGTGACGATACTTCTATCTACTTTCAGGGGTGTCTGTGGGGTGGTAGAGTGCCTGATGTGATTGACATGATGGAAGAATTGGATCGTCGTACAAAGGATGATGAATCGCGGGATGTGATTGCTGTATGGCATGATGAAAGTCAAATGAACAAGTTCTTTGCAGAAAGACCTGACGATGTTCATGTTCTTGGTCCATCTTATGCTTACCCAGAAATCTTTGCACAATATTGCAACTTCGAACCAAAAATTGTACATCTAGCAAAAGATAATTCTCAATATCAGCAATGAAAAAACTAGACACTGGATTGTCTGGTTGCAAGTTAGAGTTGATTCAACCTGACGTTCTTAGAAAATATTCTTCATCTTTCGAATACAACGAAAGGTTGAAACTGCAAATCAATAAGCAGAGATTATTTTCAAATCTAGTCTTTAAAAATATACAAGCTCCAAAAGTTTTAAACACCAACTTTGATGACTTGTATTTTTTTGATATGGAATATGCTTCTGGATATTCATTCTATGAATATTTTTCTGTATGTGGAGTTAATGATATTGAATTTATTCTTGAATCTTTATTCGGATACTTTGATTCATTAATATCAACTAAAAAAAGTTATAGACCAGAAACTTCTGAAAAAAAGATCATTGATAAAATAGAGTCATTAGAATCTAAAACTAATTTTCCAAGGCATCTTTCTTTTCTAAAAGACTTCGTTAACAAAAACGAATTGAATATACCACAATCTTTTTGTCATGGAGATCTTACATTTACTAATGTAATATTTCACCCAAATAGATTATATTTTATTGACTTTTTGGATTGTTATATTGATTCATTTTTATCTGATCTTGTAAAGTTAAAGCAAGACTTATATTATTATTGGAGTCTAAACGTTCAACAAATCAAAAGTTTTAGAGTTGCACAGATATATTCTCATATTTGGAAAGAAATAGAAAAAAGATATTCTCAGTATATTCATACTAATGAGTTTGATGCACTTGACTTTTTGAATACTTTGAGGTTGGATCCTTACTTGACCGATCCTAATCAAAGAATTATAATTGATAAAATGCTGAGAAAATCTAGTATACATGAAAACATTAATCGTTCCCATGGCTGGACGTTCGAGTAGGTATCCAAATCTCCGTCCAAAGTGGATGCTGTCTCATCCAATGACAAACACTTTTATGGGAATATCTTCCATTCTCGGATTGAATTTGGAATTCTTTGATCGTATTTATTTTGTTGCTCTTCAAGAACATCAAGACAAATATCAATTTCATTCTGGGTTTGTTGAAGAACTTCAAATGCATGGTCTTGCTGAGAAGTCAGAAGTGGTATTTTTGGAAGAACAAACTTCTTCACAGTCTGAAACAGTGTGTAAGTTAATCGAGAAGAAAGATCTTGATGGGTTTATCTTCATCAAAGATTCTGATGGATACTACGAATGCAAGATCTACGATCAAGTGAATCAAGTTGCATTCTTTGATCTCAATGATATGGATGATATTAATGCTAGATCAAAAAGTTATATTGAACTAGACATTAATGGGGTGTTAACAAACATTGTTGAGAAGCATGTTGTAAGTTCTACATTTTCTTCTGGTGGATACGGATTTGCTAGTGCAAAGGAGTTTGTAGAAACTTATAAAAATATTCATGATTATCGCGATGAGTGTTATGTCAGTGATGTAATCTTCAACATGATGTTATCTGGATCCAAATTCATAGGACTTAGAACATCAAATTTCAAAGATTGGGGAACTCTTGACGCATGGAACAAATATAAATCTCAGTATAAGTGCCTGTTTGTTGATATTGATGGAACCTTAGTGACAAACTCATCTCATCAATTTCCTCCTTATATTGGAGAAGGTCAATCTTTGACTGAAAACATATCTGTTCTGAGAGACCTTTATTCTTCTGGCAAAGTAAAGATTATTCTAACAACCAGTCGTCCTGAAAGATATCGCAACACCACCATCAATGAACTTAAAGAAAAAGGAATTCCTTACGATGAAATTGTGATGGGACTTCCGCATTGCCAACGAGTCATTGTAAATGATTTTGCAAAGAGTAATCCTTACCCTTCTTGTGTAGCAATAAATATTCCACGGAATGAAAATAACTTGAAGGAGTTTTTGAAATGAGAATCTTGATTACAGGAGCAGCTGGTCAAATTGGTTCTGGTATCGCAAAACTTTTAATTAAAAAAGGTCATCAACTTACTCTTTGTGATAGTTTGAGAAACGGATATATTCAAAATTTAAAAAACGAAAATGGTGAGGTTATCGCACCATTTTTTCATGTAGACATTGAAAAACCAGACTTTTTTAAATGGTGTGAAGGTGAGTATGATGCTATTGTCCATCTAGCAGCAATCACCTCTCTACCAGATTGTGAATCTAATCCATTAGAAACAATTCGAATTAATGTTTCTGGAACTGCAAGTGTATTAGAGTTTGCTAGAAAGTACAACGTTCCTCATGTAATCTTTGCAAGCACTAGTGCTGTGTATGAAAACACGGATGCTGAGGTATTTACTGAGGACTTGGAAATCAATCCAAGACTTTATTATTCTCTATCCAAGAAAATGTCTGAGGATCTGATTGAATCTTATCGAGAAAATTACGGAAGCAAAGTCACCGTCCTTAGATTCTTCAATGTGTTTGGTCCAGATGGAGACCAGACAAGACCAAATCCACCACTTCTTAATTTTGTAGTTAGAGAACTCAAAAAGGGAGTGGCACCAGTTTTGAGTGGAGATGGAGAACAAGTCAGAGATTTTATATGGGTCAATGATGTAGTTTCTATGTTAGAATGTTGCTTAGAAAAGCAACCAAATGACGTGTTTAATGTTTGTACTGGTGTGACTGTAAGTGTCAATCAAATTGCAAAATGGGTTGCAGAAGCTTTGAATCTGGAACATCTTGGATTGGATCATAAACCAGCTCAGGAACTTTGGAGTCGTTATCCAAAAATGTTTGAGGGTCAATACCCCCTAAATAAGGAAATCGTTGCCAGGGAAACAACTCGTTATTCGAAGGGATCTTTTGAAAAAGCAAAAAGACTTTTGGGTTGGGAACCAAATACTGATATTGAAACACTAGTTAAACAAGTTACATTACAAATAAAATGAGAATTGCATTATGTCTTTCTGGACAACCTCGATTTATTGATGAAGTTGCTCCATATATTTTAAAAAATGTCTGCGAAGGATACGAAGTAGATACTTTCATTCACTTTTGGTTTGATGAGAAACTTCAAACTGAACCATATAAGTTTGGTGGAGAATGGCCAAATCAAAGAATTGCAACAAACGCTGTTGAAAGAGCCTTAGAAATCTATAAACCAATTTGCTATAAAATAGAACCAAGCAAAACTTTTGTTGATAGTAAAGTTCCATTTCAACAATCTCTTGAAAGATATTGGTACGGATCTTTGAACGATCCTGAACCAGAACTTTTCAAATCAAGAACTATTAACAATTGCCTTTCTTATTTTTATAGTTTAAATGAGGTTAATAAGTTAAAGAAAGAATATGAGTATGCCCATGATTTTAAATATGATTGGGTCGTAAGATGTAGAACTGACACGGTTTTGCATACAAAAATTCCTTTTGAGGATCTTGATCCAGAAGTTGTACACTATTCAAGTCTTCAAAACCAACCTGATGGTATGGTAAATGACTGGTTTGATTTTGGTGGATCGAAACAGATGGATGTTTTCATGAGTGTTTTCCCAGTATGGCAACTAATGCTTGAAAAGTGCATGAATGAAACGGGAGCTTGGTGCCATGAGTTGATGCATCGCAAAATTCTTGATACATTTGGCATTGGAATCCAAGGACAACCAATTCATATTACATTACCTAGGTTTTAATCATCATGAAAGTAATTATTTGGGGATACCCTCTTCATAGTCATACTCACTCGTATACACATATCGCTGTATATCGAGCATTTGAACATCTTGGATATGAAACTTATTGGTTTCATGATGACGACTATCCAGAAGATTTTGATTATGATAATTGCGTCTTCTTCACTGAGGGATTTGCCGACAAAAATATTCCTTTGAGGGATACCAGCATTTATTATGTTCACGTTTGTGTAAATCCACAAAAGTATCTTGGCAATGTCAAGAGACTGATTGATGTGAGATATCTACAACACTCGATGGATAATGATAATTATGATTTTGTTTTGAATCGTGACAATTGTGATGTCTTAGACACTGGTGTTCTATATGATCGCACTCATAAAGAGTATGATATTACCTATGTTGCCTGGGGTACAAATCTTTTACCTCATGAAATTGACTTTGATTGGGTAAACATTCAGAGAGAGAATGTTTATTATTTCTTGGGAAGTATTTCTACAACTGGCAGATTTGTTAATGCACCATACATTCAAGAATTTGTAGATTGTTGTGCTAAAATTGGTGTGAAAACTGTCATCAACAACCCGTGGCAAAATCCACTCGATGATGAGGCTAATAAAATTCTGACACAAAAATCTTTTATGTGTCCAGATTTTAGAAATGAAACTCACAAGAAGTGGGGTTACATTGGTTGCAGACTGATGAAAGCAATCAGTTTTGGACACATCGGAATGACTAACTCCAAAATCAGTCAAGAATTTATTGATGATTCGGTCCTGTATTCTGAAAACATTTCAGAACTATTTGACCTTGGATTGAAACATATGAACGATAAAGAAAGAATCTTACATCAAATGAGAGTCGTTCAAGAAAAGCATACTTGGTTAAATCGTGTACAAGGATTGGTAAAACTACTATGATTTTAGCAGCATATCATCAAGCATATAAAAACAAAAAAGCAACAGAAGAAGCAATTAAAAGTTTCAGAAAGTATAATGATGGACCTTATTTTCTAGTTTCTGATGGTGGAGATGATTTCTCCGATATTGCAAATAAGTACAACTGTTATTATTATCACTCTGACTGGAACTTGGAGTTGAGAGATCATAACCATCCCTCTGGAATATATGGGATGAAGAAAGAAGAAGTTCTTGAATGGTTGAATAGATTCTATCTTGCATGTACTGTTGATAAGTGTGATCACATTATCATGATGGAAGATGATGTTTTGATACGTGGAGAAATAACTGTTGAAAGTGATGTTGAATTTTGTGGATTAAATGCACCAGGTAACGTTATTCAACCAGAATTAATTCAATATCTGACTGAAAAGTATGATGCAAAATTCTACAACAATTGGTATGGGATTCCTGGTGGATCAATTTTCAACGCAAAGACTTTTGCAGAAAATTATGATCGTATTTCTAAAATCTATGATGATGAGTTTGATCATATTAAAGAAAACTTATGCGGAAACTTTGCATGGGTTGACGTATGGATGACGGTATATTATTATCTTTGTAGAAAAGAGTATACTGTTAATCCATATTTTACGGAGACCACGATCAATCCTAATTGGAGAGATCCCAGATATGCGATTGTTCACCAGTATAAAGAACATTATCAGCATTTTGGATACACTCATTAAATATGTCAAAAGTTGTTTTTGCGAAAGCACCTCTGCGTCTGGGATTGGCTGGCGGTGGAACTGATCTTGAACCATATCGAAAAGAATATGGTGGAGTTGTTCTGAGTGGAACAATAGATCAGTATGCATATTGCAAAGTTGAACCTTGGGATGATTGGTGCTTTAAGAGCGTTGATTTGGACCTAGAAGAGACTCATACTTTCTATGAGTCTATTGACTGCTCTACTTCATTAAAACTCCTCATAACCCCCTACAAGCACCTTATGGATGGGTGTGGTCAAAGGACACCCATTAAGATCACCACATACGTTGAGGCACCTCCTGGTAGTGGATTGGGAAGTTCTAGTGCTTTGGTTGTTGCAGTTGTGTCTGCTCTTTGCGAGTATCATAACTTGCCAAAGGATGAGTATGAGATTGCAAATCTTGCGGTTCATGTTGAAAGAAACTTATGCGAACTTCCAGGTGGATTGCAAGATCAGTACTCTGCTTCTTTTGGTGGATTCAATTACATTGAGTTTTTGGAAAGTGGAAGAACAATTGTGAATCCACTTCGATTGAATTATAAAATCCAAAATATGTTGGAACTTAACACAGTTCTATACTATGTTGGAACTCCTCGAAAAGATGCTCACGTCATTGATGCAACTTCTGAGAATCTCAGAAATAACAAATCAACTTTGGAAGCCACGCATAAAATCAAAGATGCTTGTGTTGAGTTTAAACAAAGTTTGTTAGTTGGAGATGTGAAGAAAATTTCTGATTTGATGAATGAGTATTGGACTCATAAACTTAAAACAAGTAGCAAAGTTGCTAACGCTAAGATGTTAGATGTCTATGACTTTGCTATGAAAAATGGTGCAACTGCTGCTAAAATATCTGGTGCTGGTGGTGGCGGGCATATGATCTTCTTTACGGATTTTGAACGGAGGCACAAACTACTAACAGCACTTAAAGAAATTCCAGATGGAAGAGTAGTTCCTTTTAAATTTGTTAAACATGGAGTAGACGTTTGGAGACAATGATATGAAAAATACTTTATTAGACTTGGGAACACAACCTCTGGTAAATAATTTGTGTTCTTCCAGAGAGGAGTCGTTGAGTGCTAAGAGATATCCACTCAGGGCAGAATATGAAGATGATATGACAATTCATCTTGATACTGAAATTCCTCCTGATATTCTCTACAAAAATTATCTCTATCACAGTGGAGTAAGTAAACCTTACATCGAACACTGTAAGTCAATGTTTGATAGCATTAAACATTTAAACATGGATGTTGTTATTGATGTTGGTGGTAATGATGGAACTCTCTTAAAAACATTCAAAGGTCAACCAAACAGCATCAAGAGATTTATCAATGTTGATGCCAGTGAGAGTTTCAAGGAAGAAAATGAAAGGGATGGTATTGAGTATGTTTGCGGTTTCTTTAATGATGAAATCGATCTTCCACAGGCAAACGTTATTACTTCAACCAACGTTTTTCAACACACTGCAAACATTCGTTCTTTTGTAAAAGGAGTCCGAAAGCACTTGGCGAAAGATGGTGTATGGGTTCTTGAATTTCCGTATACATTTACAACTCTTTTGACCTTACAATTTGATCAGTTTTATCATGAACATTATTATTACTGGTTATTGATTCCTTTGCAAAAAATGTTCCATGAATACGGATTGAAAATTGTGAATATTTCAGAACAAAATATTCATGGTGGAACTATGAGACTCTGGATGGCAAGAGAAGACTCTAAGATTCCAGTAGCAAAGGATCTTGAAACTTATAAAATGGAAGAGATCAAACTTGATCTTTCTTCTTTTGATAGTAAGGTTAAAAACTATATCAATAAGTCAAGAGAGTTTATTTTAAAGTTTCCTGGTAGAACTGCGTTTTTTGGAGCAGCAGCGAAGGGTTGTGTGTTTCTAAATGCTCTTGATCTTTCAGTGTTGAATATGTCCGACTCATATGTGATTGATGACACTATTGAAAAGCAAGGGATGTTTGTTCCAGGAACTGGATTTGAAATTTGCAGTAGAGAACAGTTAAAAGAGCAACCAGTGGATAATATTATTATCTTAGCTCATAACTTTAAAGATCATATCATTAAGTCTCTTAGAAAATCTAACTTTACTGGGAACATTATTACGATGCTCCCTAGTCTCGAAGTAGATCTCGTTTGACATTATCTACTATTCAACTTACAATAAATACGAAGACTGATTAAAAATTATGCAAGATTTAACGAGTTATATTCAACGAAATACTGGGAAGGGGATTAGCAAGTGGCTTCATTATCCCACCATTTATGAAAGTCACTTCTCTCGATTCATTGGGGAAAAGATTGTTATGTGGGAAATTGGAGTGGACAAGGGTGGTTCGCTCCAAATGTGGAGAGACTTTTTCGGGGATAAAGCAGTTATCGTTGGACTGGATATTGTAGAAGAGTATAAAAATTATAAGTACAACAGTTCAAACATTCATATTCGCATTGGCGATCAAGCAGATACAGACTTTCTTCAAAGTGTAATTGATGAGTTTGGACTTCCTGATATTGTTCTTGATGATGGTGGTCATACCATGGAACAGATGAACGTTACTTTTGATTACGTTTATCCAAAGATGAAACTCGGAACAGTTTATATGGTTGAAGATACTCATACTTGTTATTGGGAAGAGTTTGATGGTGGAATTCCAAATCCAGTAACTTTTACCAATAGATGTAAAGAGTTTATTGATCTGATCAATGCTCACCATACTCGGGGTGTTATTGAACCAAATGAGTTCACAAATACTACTTTTAGTATGCACATTTACGATAGTGTGGTATGCTTAGAGAAGGATGATATTCCTAAGAGGGAATGTCCCATGATTGGTATTTGGGATCGGAATGCACTAATTGCAAGCGGACACTTATCTTCTAATTGACCTATGGAAAGATTGAGCGATAGTTTTCTTCAAAAAACAATTGAGTTACCTCAGAAAAATCAAGAAATTCATCCAAAGGGTTGGGGATATGAAAACTGGATTGTAAACAATTCTCAGTATTGTGGAAAGGTTCTTTTCTTTGAGGCTGGTAAGAAGTGTTCCTGGCACTATCACAAAATTAAAGACGAAACCTTCTACATTCAGAGTGGATCTATTATGCTCACATATGGTGAGGATGATGATATCACAAAAGCAAGTCAAGTCATTTTAGATAAAGGTGACAGATTTCATGTTTATCCAGGTCTTAGGCATCAAATGCAAGCCTATGAGGATACTGAACTAATTGAATTTTCTACACAACATTTTGAGGATGATAGTTACAGAGTTATCAAAGGGGATTAAACTATATCTGCTTGTTGGAGGAAAGGGAACAAGACTTTCCTCCGTTACAAATGGAATTCCCAAACCGTTGGTTGATGTATGCGGTAAACCATTCATCACTAGGATGATTGAAAACCTTTCTGGGTTTGATATTACTCTTGTTTGTTCTGATTTAAATTATCATTTCTTTCAGGACTTAGGTGTTGATGTTTTTAATGAAGGTGAATTATCTGGAACTGGTGGATTTCTTTCAAAAGTAAATCTGCCAGAGTCTTTTTATGTTATGAATGGAGACACTTTTTATTCTGGCGACCTAAACTTGGATTGTACTGAGTCAACCATTTTTGTCAAAAAGGAAAAAGTAACTGGGGATGAAGGGTACATTATTGAAAAGGATGGTAGAGTTGATTGCTACGTCGAAAAAAATATCTTTGCTGCTGGTGAAACTCACCTAGTAAATCTAGGAATTTACAAGTTTTATAAAAAAGATTTGTATCTACCAAATAGATTTCCTATTAGCATAGAGTATGATATACTGAATGAAATAGACTTGTCATACAAAGTTTTAGATACTGATAGATTTGACATTGGAACCCCAGAAAGATTGGAGAGATTTAGAGAATGGTTCAATATTTAATTACAGGTGCCGCTGGAATGATGGGGACTCATCTTTATGAGTCCCTTAAAACTCGTGGATGTGATGTCTTAGCAACATATTATCATCCAACCATTGATAAAAGAGATCCAATTCTTCAAGATCTGGAACAGAATCATGTTGAGTTGAATTTACTTTCTGCTGTACAAACTGAGAATATTATCACCAAATATAAACCAAAGGTGATATATCATCTAGCTGCTCAGAGTAGACCAGATGTATCTTTTAGTCATGTCAAGTATACTCTTGAAACAAACATTATAGGAACTTGTAATCTATTAGAAGCATGTAGAAAACTTGATTACAAACCTTTGATTGTTAATGCTTCCTCTTCTGCTGTTTATGGAGACATTGACTGGTCAACTCCTCCCGATGAAAAATCATCAACTTATCCCATTTCCCCATACGGAACAAGTAAACTTGCACAGGAAAACCTTGTAAGGAACTATCATGAAATGGGTGAAATTGATTATGTAAATGTTCGGATATTTAATTGTACTGGACCAAGAAAGAAGAATGATTTGATTTCTGACATTTGCCAAAGAGTTGTATTTGATAATGGGTTAATTCCAGTTGGAAATTTGGAGACTATTCGCACTATTGTTGATGTTAGAGATCTAATTGAAGGATTGATTCTCTGTTCCGATATTAAAAATACTACAATCAATCTTGGAGGAACTAAAACTTATAAGTGTTCTGAGATTGTTGAAAAGATTATTGGCGATAGAAAAACCTATACAGAGCCAGAGTTTTTCCGTCCTACCGACGAGAAGATTATTTGGGGAAACATAAATAAAGCGAGGACTTGGTTAGAGTGGGAACCAAAGATAACCATAGACCAAACTATTAGTGATACACTTGATTATTGGAGATCTTTGTAATGTCAAAAACCACATTTGGATATATTGTCGGAGGAGACGATAAGTATTACACTAACCTTATGAGGTCTTTGAAATCTCTGGAAGAGAGAGTAAAAAATCCATATGAGGTTTTAATCATTGACATGGATGGAAGATTCTATTCAGATGAATCTAATATTAAAGTTGTAAATGAAAGTGTAGATAAAGTTGATAATGGTGGGGATGAACTCAACCGAAATTGGTTACAACCTCACATCTGGGCAAAGCGGTATGAACTTTACAAGTATCTAGAAACCGACTATTGTTTCTACATGGACGTTGATACTGTCTTAATCAATGATAGAACAGAGGAATTGATTGAAGAGTCTGAGGATAACTTCATGTTGGCTCAACACTGGTGGGTTCCAACACTTAATTCTTTCCTATCTAATGTTAGAGTTGATCTATCAAAGGTATCTCCATTTCTACCACCATCTGGTGTAGAATATTTCTATGGAGCTTCTGGATGTTTTCTTTTCAAGAAAGATTCTCACAATCATATTTTTGAAAAGTATCAAGAAATCTATAAAGAGATTCATGGTGATGGTTCTGCTCCCATGAATGTAACTGATGAACTTATTTTGTGTTTGTCTTTCAATCAATTTGATGATTGGAAGTTTACAAATGGTGCAATGAACCACACTGCTCATCCAAAATCAATGCCACTAAAAAAAGAAGATGGTGTTTGGTTTGGTAAAAACTCATATGAAGAAGAATTCAAACCTGTTTTCGTTTTTCATAGTTCGTATGAATATCTTCATACACTCGATTCAGAATATCTTGAAGACATCAAAAAAGAAATGTACTGGGAGGAATTTCATCCATGAACTTTAATGGAATTAGAGATCTTGTAAATCCAAAAACCGTAATTGATATTGGAGCAAACACTGGATGGTTTGCTTCTTGTTTGGGTCAGGTATGTCCTAATGTGGATATTACAATGATTGAAGCGAATCCAAACTGTGAAGAGAAGTTATCGCAAGTTGGATATTCCTACGCCATTGCTGCTCTTTCAAATCAGGCAAAAGAAAAAGTAAAATTTTATATTAATAAGGATGATTTAGTTTGTTGTGGAGCTTCTTTGTATAAAGAAGATACCAAATTTTATGAAGACTGTGTTGAGATTGAAGTGGAAACTCATACCCTTGATGAAGTTGAATTGTATTCTGATGGAGTTGATCTTCTAAAAATTGATGTTCAGGGATCTGAAAAAGATATTCTTGAAGGTGCAACGGAGACTTTGAAAAGAACCAAGAATATTCTTCTCGAATGCTCTTTCTCAAACTTTAATGTGGGTTCACCTCAAATTGAAGAAATTATGGAATTTACGAAGGATCTTGGGTTTTATCCTAGGGCAATTCTTGAAGAGCACTGGTCGAGACCTGGTGTAGATCTTCCCGTAAAAGTAGTTCATCAAATTGATGTTCTCTTTTCTAAGATTACGAGTGACTCTTATTCTTCTTGTGAGAACTATATTTCAACATACCGAAAACTCTATGATGAAGCAATGTCTGCTGTAAAATAAAATGAAAATCTGTTTAGTTGGTCCTGGTATTATGCCAATCCCACCAGATGGGTGGGGTGCCTTAGAAAGACAAATGTGGGATAGAGCTTGTATTCTCAGCGATAAAGGTCATGAGGGTACAATTATTAATAAACCAGACATGAACGATATTGTTCATGATATCTTGGAGCAAGAATGGGATGTAATTCATATTCATTATGACGTATTTTTTCCTGTCGTTGATTACATTTACGATAAGGTAAAGTGCCCTATTCTTTATAGTAGTCACTATCCATATATTGATCAACCTGAAAAACATCAATACGATGGATATTGGAGAGTCGCTAAATGGATGACTGAGAACAAGCATAAGTATTACAACTTTGCAGTCTCTCCAAAGGATTATGATTGGTTCTTGAAAAATGGATGGAGTGAGGATCGAGTATTTTGGTTGATGGAAGGAACAAATGATCCTGAGTTTACATACAATGATGCATGTGAGTACCCAGATAAATCAATTTACCTTGGAAAGATTTCCGAAAGAAAGAAGCAATATGTTTACCAAAGTCTATCTGGAATTGATTATGTTGGTAAGTATGAATCTGGAACATCCTTTGATAAGAACAATCAAAACTATAAAGGAGAATGGGGTAGAGATGATCTTTGTAGGGATCTAACAAAGTATGCTAATATGGTTCTTTTGAGTGACGGTGAGAATGGAACTTCTTTGGCAATCAAAGAAGCACTGGTAAATGGTCTGGGTGTGGTTATTTCTCGCCATAGTGCAAGTGAACTTGATATTACTAAACCATACATTACTGTCATTCCTGATGACAAGATGAATGATCTTGAATACATTCAAACTGCTATCGACAACAATAGAAAAGTATCAGTAGAAACTCGAAGTGAGATCAGAGAGTATGGTATGGAAACATTTTCTCTCACCAAACTCATTGACAAATACGTAAACAATATTGAAAATATCATCAAATGAGAATTAGCATTATTGGACCCAATACACCAATTCCCCCTGTTGGGTGGGGAGCTGTTGAATCTTTGATTTGGGATTATAAACTCACGCTAACTGAACTTGGACATAAAGTTCAAATTGTGAACGTTGGTAATCCTAATGATATCATTCGTATGATCAATGAGTTTAGACCTCATTTTGTTCACATCAATTATGATGATTGGGTTCCACTGTATGACTATATTCAATATCCCTGTGCAGTAACAACACACTTTGCTTACATTGAAAGACCAGAAATGATGGGTCCTTATAAACAAAGAGTGTTTGATCATTTTGGTAGAATTAAACCGAACGTATTTGGGTTGTCTTCTGAAATCAATGATGTGTATCATCGTTACTCTGGCATTCCCCGAGAAAAATTGTTTTTAAATCCTAATGGTGTAGCTCTGAATAAGTTCAGATTTACAATGGCACCAGGAATGGTTGATAAGTCAATCTATCTTGCAAAGATTGATGAAAGAAAACGACAGTATCTTTATCAGGATATTCATGATTTGCATTTTGCTGGTAACATAGTTGATCCTAGATTCAAACAATCTTCTAGGTATCTTGGTGAATGGACAAAAGACTATCTTTATGCTAACCTTACTGATTATGGGAACCTAGTTCTTTTAAGTGATGGTGAAGCACATCCACTTGTTTGTATGGAAGCGTTTGCTGCTGGTCTTGGTGTAGTTGTTTCCGAATGGGGAAAGGCAAATTTGGACACCAGTAAACCTTTTATTGATGTTATTCCAGAGGAAAAGTGTACAGACATTGACTATGTTAAACAAGTCATTGAAGAAAATCGGAAAAGATCTTGGGAGTGTAGATCTGAGATTCGCGAATATGCAAAGCAGTTCTCCTGGGAAAACATCATCAAAAACTTTTATCTTAAAAACATTCAACGATTGATCAAAAAATGATGGAAGCAATGTTCGCAGAAAAGAATAAGTCTGCATATAAACTTAAAAACTTCGGTCCAGTGTATTGTATCAATTTGGATGGAGATACTGACCGTTGGGAGTGGATGAAAAATCAATTTGAATACTGGCAAATTGATAACTACGAACGTGTTTCTGCATATGATGGCAGAGAAGATGACCTTGGGGGTATTCTTAAAGGGACTTATCCAGACATGATGTCATCTGGTGAAGTCGGTTGTACTACTTCACACCTTAAAGCAATCAAACATTATCTTGAAACGTCTGACTCTCCATATGCGATCATGATGGAAGATGATTGTGATCTATCTGTGGTGCGTCATTGGAACTTTACTTGGTCAGAGTTTCTTGCATACTTTCCTTATGATTGGGATGTTGTACAAATGTCTATTATTTGTACGGGAGATCTTCATGTAAAACTTCACAAGAGATTTGTGAATGATTTTTCGACAGCTTGCTATGTTATTAATAGGTATCATGCAGAAAAACTCGTGAGGCTTCATTGTAGAGATGACAAATACAAAATCGATCAAGGAATGAAACCAAGGGCAGTTGCTGATGACCTGATTTATAACTCTGGAAATACTTTTGCTATTCCTCTTTTGATGTATAAAGTTGAATTCCCTTCACATATTCATCAAGATCACGTTGATGTTTTCCATCAAAACAATCATAGAGCTCTGTGGCATTGGTGGCAGCAAAAAGGATCTGATATGACCATTCAAGATCTTATGGATTATGACCCATATCTTGGAAGAGTGACGCAAAATTCGAATATGAGTAGCGAGTGATACCGTTGACCTATTGACAAATCTTTACATTTGCTATATACTTTTGTAGTAATTCGTTACAAAGCATTATGACTGTAACCAAAAATGAGTTTGGGCAAATGAATATGTTTGCCAAAGAACCATCTATGTACATGACCAAGGAAGACCTTGAACGTTATGGTATTGAACCCTACGCTGAAAAAGCAGAGAAAGCAAATGGTCGCTGGGCAATGATGGGTATTGTCGCAGGATTTCTTTCTTATGCCCTGACAGGAAATCTTTACTTTGGTGTTTTCTGAGACTTGACAATGCCTTCAATTATCTTTACAATAACAAGCGTTGCCTTCCTCGTTTTGTTGGCACACTCTGTAAACAAACTATCTGAAACTTATTAAGTCATGGCATACAATGTTACTCTCCGCTCTCCCGATGGAACTGAAACGACTATTCAGTGTGAAGGGGATCAGTACATCCTTGAAGCAGCAGAGGAAGCGGGTGTTGACCTCCCTTCGTCGTGTAAAGCAGGCGCTTGCTCGGCTTGTGCAGGAAAACTCATCTCTGGCACCGTAGATAATGAAGAGCAATCGTTCCTTGATGATGACCAAATTGCAGAAGGTTGGGTGCTGACTTGTGTAGCATATCCCACTAGCGATTGTGTAATCCTCACTGAACAGGAAGAGAATCTGTGAGTGCTAATATGCTTGGGCAATTTAATGTTGCCCTTCAAGAATTGGTTGAGAGTGGTGCCTGGGATCGAGATGTAGAACTAGAAGTCAAGATCGCTGGTACTCTTAAAAACGATAAGTTTATCGTAATTAAACCTATCAAAGAAAAACTGGTTTGTAATCCAAATCCAGATCTTAAACAAAAACATTCTTATCAAGGAGAAAAAAAATGAACGAACGCGCAGAACGTATTAATGGATGGGCAGCAATGATTGGTATTGTTGCCGCAATGGGTAGCTATGCTGCCACTGGTCAAATTATTCCTGGTATTTGGTGATTATGCTTCGCAATATTATTCGACGTAAAAAAACTACGGAGGTTCCTATGCGTAAAGAAGGATATCAAGTTCCTCAGGTGGAATTTGTGTTCAGGGAGTCTGGCGAATTTGTAAATCGTACATCTTCGGAACTTTTCGATGGAAAGCGTGTTGTCATTTTTAGTTTGCCTGGTGCTTTCACTCCTACTTGCAGTGCCTATCAGCTACCTGGATTCGAAGAGAAATATGACGACTTTATTGGTCTCGGCATCGACGCTATTTACTGCATCTCTGTTAATGATGGGTTTGTGATGAATGCCTGGGCACAAGATCAAAACATCGAAAAAATTACCTTAGTACCCGATGGAAATGCTTACTTCACCCGCTCTATGGGTTATTTGGTCAACAAGTCTAACCTTGGTTTCGGTCTTCGTTCTTGGCGTTATGCTGCTGTGGTGGACAACGGAATCATCGAAAAACTATTCGTTGAAGAAGGTTTACGTGACAACGCAGACACAGACCCCTACGAGGTATCAACACCCGAGGCAGTACTAGAATACGTTGCATCCAAAGTTAAAGTTGGAGCAACAGTCTGATTAATTAAAAAAATTTTCAACTACCCGAAAGGGTAGTTTTTTTATGTCATGATCTAAATAATTTGTAATCTCCATTACGGGACGAATGACAACTAGTAAATCTAGTAAAAAGGAAACTTGTATGAATACTGTTATTCGTGTTGCTATTCTTGGTTGGGCTGCTGCTTTACTAACTGCAAGTTATGCTGGTGCTCTATCTAAGATGGACCCAACTTTCATTGCTACTGTTTTTACAGCTTCTGCTGCTACCTTTGGTATTAATACTATGAAGAAAGGTGATGATGAATCTAGCACTAGCAAGAAAAAACCAGAGGAACCTGATACTGATAAAGAAGTATCATAGTAAGTTCTTATGCCAAATATACCTGATATTGGACTGGGAAATGCCAATATTATTGCCAATATAGAAACTAATGCCAATGGGATACCCAAAATTGGCATTCAGGGTCCTAGTGTCATACCAGCAATTGAACCACCAATCATAAGGGAAACCCAGGCACCAGTGGTTCGTGGTTTGGCACTACCTGTATTTGATAATCCAGATCCATCTTTTAAATATCCAGTTGTTGATGTTCCTACACAGGAAGAGTTTGATGCTGCTGTAAGGGCAGAACGTGAGAAGCAGGCAGCGGAGGAGGCACAGAAAACCAGAGGATTACCAGACTCTACCCCTGCTCCTCAACTGCCCCCAGCAGTTCAAACCCCTCCACCTGAACCTATTATTGAAGTTCCACCAACAACTAAACAACCTACATTTACAATCAATGGAATCGATATTAATCTTCCTGATCCTTCTGTTGTTGCTACGGCTGGTTCTATCGCCGTAGTGACTACTGCTGCTACAATGGTTGCTACAACAGCATTTAATACAATTAAGAATGCTGCTGAACCACTCATTAAAGAGGCAACAAAAAGAAAATTTAAAATTAAAATTAAACAAGTTAAACCTGTTTTACATTATGTTTTGGCAGAAAGTGGTCATATTGATATCTTCGAATACTCTGCTGACGGAACTAGACTCGTAGAACAGGTTGATAATGTTGAGCAATATATTAGAGACCAGGTAGAAATCAATTCTCTCTATGAAATTGACAATAAAATCATTATTGACGATGTAATATTGGATAAGTTTACAAAAGAAGGGCAAGCAAGGTTCAAGTCCTTGTTTGCCCCAGCTAAAAAGATTGCTAAAAAATTGAGTGCTAGACTATCCTTTTAATTTTTAATTTCAGGATTTGCAGCAGCTTGTTTTACTGAGGGATATCTTACAACAACATCAGCGCAGATCTTTGCATAAGGACTTTCTGGATGGAAACTAATTCCATTCTTAATTGCTTCACCACACTTTAATAATCTAACTAACTCAAAATCAAGACGTGCTTTGTCTGCTTCTGCTTTTTGTCTTTCAATCTCAACCTTTGCTCTTGCTTTACACAATTCCATCAGTCCACCGTCTAATGGAATGTTAAAACCAGCAGAGATTCCATAGTTTCCATTGCTAGATCTAAAAGTCTCTGGGTCTTCGCTGCTGTTATTGCTTCCTAATGCGAATGGTGAGACGCTGAATGTTGCTCCTTGACAACTAACTCCCGATCCGTATGTATTAACTGCATATGGTCCTTGTAATACTTGTACTGCTTGATTAGTAACATTGCCAGTGGCAGAGGCGCTAGGGCCAGCAATGTTAGTATTAGAAGGAGCGGGAGCACTTTGCGCGAAAACTGGTA